TAAGATATATTTCCTGGTCTTACTACAGTTCCATCTTTGAAAATATGACTTCCAAAAGATTCAACTTGATTTTGTAAAATTGATTGAAGAGTTGTTAACTCTCTTGCTTGAACTGGATATCCTGGCTTAAATAAGACCTTGTAAAAATTTTTTTCTGAGTCAAAATCATCAAAATATGGGTTGATGTTTAAGTCTGTTTTTTGTGCCATCTTTTTTAGAATTCCAGAACGATTTTAATGTCTTCTTTTTGTCTTACGTTTCTTTCTACAACTGGTCTATTATCAATATAGATAATATCACCCGTCTTTTTATTTATCTCTGGATTAGAAAGACCCGATGTAAAATTAACTCCCAAATTTACTCCGTTGGAAGTGCTTCCCGTGAATGCTGCAGAAACAGTTGTGTTTGTAGTATCTTGGAAAACTATAGAATTTGAACTGTTAAAGGATACAATATTTGAAACAACACTAACATTATTTCCGTCAGTTTCATTTAAAGAATTGCTGAAATACAAAGATCTATCTTGATAATACTTAAGAACTTTTGTATCGCTATCGTAAGATGCAATATATCCTTTTGCTATCTGCGTGGATGATTGTGTTTGTGTAATTCTTTGACCAATAACTGGAGTGCCAGTGTATCCATCACTCAACTTAATGCCGTATAAAGATGAAAAAGTAGATCCGGTGTAAGTTGTTACTCCAGAGGCATACTCCTTTGGATTTTTAACAATACCTACCTGAGCAAATTGAGTATTGGTAGGAAAATCTCTAGTTGAATCGTCAAATCTAGCATAAACTAAAACTCTATCAGCACCCAATTCCTCATAAATATCATACCCATGACCTCTAGATGGTGGAATAATTGGAATTAATTTTGCTTGGGGAGAAGCAATTGTTCCACTTCTTTGAAGGTCTACAACACCCCATGTATAACCACTACCACCAGCAACAACGTTAGTTCCAGTAATTTTTCCACCAGTTGTTATAATTTCAACTTGAGCACCAGAACCATCACCTAAAATATTATAAATTCCATCACTATATCCACTAGTGCCTTGACTCTCAATATAAACTTTTTTAATTTGATTGTTATTTACCTCAGAGTCACCACCATCTCTTACTCGTGATATTTCTGGATCAGTGGAAGATCTCCAATTATTTGGAAGAACAATATATTCTGATGAATCAAATTTAACAATGTCACTTGGAGCAATCGTAAATAAGTATTTCCAAAGATATCCATCACTTCCAGCAGCAAATGGTGCAAGGTCTGTAGAAACTGGTTCAAACTTGGATCTTTCACCTTTCAAATTAGTTCCAGAAGATCCATTATCAATACAGATATAAACTCTAAAATCTTTATTAACTACGTAATAATTTGAATCATATAATCTAAGCGATTCTGAAACTGGAGTTAAATTTGATGCGCTATAATCATGTCTATACATGTCATAGGCAGTATTTGAAGTCCATTCAACCTTTCTTATAACTCTTCTAATATTTTCAGAAGTTACTTTTTTTCCAAACAAAGAAGTATCTCTGTAGTGAGATGCATACTGTTGATTGTCTGTTGGATTTGGTGGTGTTCCATCATTATCGTCCCACACATCAGTTCTTCCAAATCCAGTCACCGCTGGATTCGATAGCCCCAAAAAGACATAATACGAATTGTTTGAATCTAAAACAGAGTCTACAAAGTTGCTCGCATTAAATATTCTAAATTTATCTGTTATTAACGCAGACATATTGATAGTTTTTTAGATATTTATACAGATTTTATGAATTAGATAGTGTAAATTGATCCTTTGTTTCTTAAAGAACCAGCACCACCTCTTCTTGTAACCACTGGATATGTTGCAAGTCCAGAAACCACTCTTCCAGTTACACCTATTGCAATTGGATTTAATCTACTCAAATCAACTGTATTTGATAATCTACCCCATGAGAAATTGCCAACAGGATAATCAGCAGTTCCTGTTGTATCAATTCCACTCAAGTTTGAATTAGTATCAACAAAACAGGTAACAACTCCAACAGTCCCTCCAGTAACAGAAACAGACTGAATGTGATAAATGTTATCTATGTAAGTAGTTCCAATACCAATCACCTCGGTATTGGAAGAGATAATAGAGGTAACTCCATTTCCAACCTTAGTGTTTGTTATGTAAATTGGATATCCAGACTGAAGATTTGTTACGTCATCAATTGTAAATTCTATTCCAAGTTGTGGTGAAGATGTAGAAGCAATTCCAGTAATAGATCCACTTGTTCCTTGAATAGTTGTAAAGTTAGACATAAATTCAACATAATCAATAGGATCAGTTGTTCCAACGCCAACAGAGGCATCATCAATCACCAAAATATCAAAGGAAGATATGTCTGGATTTTCATATCTGAATAATGTGGCATCATCCACAAATATTTCATTATCGGTGGTAGATATTCCACTAATAACATTTGCAGTTGGGAATATTAAAGCTTTCAAAGATTCTCTTGCTTTAGATACCACTTCACCATTTATTATTTTGTCAGATTTTTGCTTTGTCCATACTAAAGGTTTTTGTTTTGTTTCATCAGTTTCTATTCCTGGACCACTATAAGGATTAGTTTCAAATTTATTGGAGAACGTGAGATCAGTAACAGTCCTTTGATCTTGCTCTACAGAACCAGACACCGAATTATTTTTTAAAGCTTGTACAATATCACCTTTTTTCATTGTTTCATCAACGTCTGCCGATAATATGTCAGCAGATATTCCTTTATAGAAGTAAATCGTAATATCATCCTCTGCTCTAGGTGCAGTGGTAAATTGTATTGATGTTCCACCACCAAATATATACGCTTTTTCTGGTTCTTGGATAATACCATTTATAAACACCAAAAGACAATTTGCAAGATTAATTCTACTACCTTCTTCTTTCTCTATACTACGCAATTCACCATTATAACGAAGTGGGAAAGTTATTCTAGTGCCATTTTGTAAAGATGAAATTGAATCAACCATGTCCAATTCTCCAAATTCCCAAGATGCGAATTTGTCGGAATATGTATCAATAACGGTTATTTGGAAATCTTGAAGTGGAGATGCTAATCTTGCATCTGTAACTAATCCTACGGGTTTGAAAACATCACCTCTTTGGAAAGAATATCCTAGTTTTGTAAACTCAAAATCAGTAACTCCAAAGTAAGTTGCACCCGCTCCAGTTTCCCCTACAGTGCCTACTTTTAGACTCATTGACAGTCCAATACCAGTTGCAGTTGTTGTGCCGATGCCAAGTCTAGAAACACCCACAATAGAGAGGTTTTCATAGGATGGTTCCGATACAAATATTGATGGATTAGTATATCCAGTACCTGGACCAACTACACTGAATGATAGAGTTCCACCAGCACCAACAGTTGCTGTTATCGTTGCTGCAGAACCAGTGTGTCCTGCTTCTGTAACAGCAACACTTACTGTTCCAAAATATCCAGATCCATAAGATCCTCCAGTTAGACCTGTTGTTATTCCTGTAATCGTTCCACCTGCACCAATCACTGCAGTAACTGCGGCACCAACAAGAGGGGCAAAACCAAGTCCACTAGTAGAACCATATGAAATTATAATTCCACCTCTCGGAGTTTCATTCACATTGACATCATAATCTGAAAAATAGAAAACTGCTGGATCAGTGTCTGGTTGAGTAATACCAGAAAATACTATACTGGATATTCCTGGAGCTGGCGATGTTGTTTCCAGTATTTCAAAATTACCAACAGGATTGTTTCCAGTTGATGGTTGTTGGAATATTCCATTTATTAAAACTATACCATTTCCACCAGTTGTTCCAATTCCAGATGTATTTGCTCCACCAACTTGAAGAGTAAATGTTCTACCAATACCATTAAATTGATTTGAAACATCATCGTATATTTTATTAGTTGTATAATCGGATCTTAAGAAAACTCTGCCACCAAATGTAGAAGTTTCAAAGTCTAAATTTGATTCTGTTTTATCTATTTGTGGATTTCCTCTTGGAGGTTCTATGAAATGAATTTGATTCTCTACAATGTTATATGCTCC